CCCTCGCCGCGATATCAAATTGCAATGGGGCGCTATTTAGCAGCGACAATCGCACAAAGAGTTTTAGGCGGCAATTCAAGTCAGTCTAGCTTAGTTTCAAATTTAGTTAGTTAACACATTTTGCGAGTGCAAACAAAATGACCACGGGCCGACCAAAGATCACGCTAGATGACTTGCCAGAGAACTGGAAGGCTCAGGCGCTTACTTATTACACAGCAGGCGCTAGTGATGTAGAGATAAGAACACAATGTTTAGGGTGTATAGCCTTTGAGACATGGGAGCGATTGCTCAACGAAGAGCCAGAGTTTTTCGAAACCATAAAAAAAGGGCGCGAGCTTTCACGCGCCTGGTGGGAGTCTAACGGGCGGCTAAACCTAGAGAACAAAGACTTTAGCTCTACTCTTTGGTACATGAACATGAAGAACAGATTCGGATGGGCCGACAAGCAACAAACTGAACTTACTGGCGCAAACGGTAAAGATTTAAACTGGACAATAAAGGTGGTCGAGTAATGGCACAATATACAAACGGTCAAAAAGTAACGCTTGATGGCGAATATACAATGCGCCTGTACTCTTCAACGGGTACGGCAAAAATACAGGTGCAGGACGACAATCGTACTGCGGTTGATGTTCCAGATGCGACAACAACTAATGCAAATGTAGTTAAGAATATTAAGCTATCAGGCACATTTATTATCGTGCTAACGGGTGATGGTGCATGTTACTTGAACAGGATTAACGTATAGCCCTATGCCTCAAATGCTAATCCCGCGCAAGCTATTACCGTTTGCGCAAAAGCCTAAACGCTTCAAGATTGCGATAGGCGGGAGGGGGAGCGGCAAGTCAATGACTATGGCTGATTTATGTCTAATGGACGCTCAGACCAAAGGCATTAAAACAGGCTGCTTTCGTGAGTTCCAAAACTCTATAGAGGACTCTGTTCACTCCCTCTTAACAGGCGAAGTAGAGAGGCTAGGCTTAGAAGGCTTTGACTGTCAGCAGAGCAAAATACTGTATAACGGTGAAGAGGTCTTTAAGTTCAGAGGGCTAGCTAGGAATGTTGAGGGCGTAAAGTCGATGCACGGCTTTCAACGCTTTTGGATAGAAGAAGCTCAGACCATCTCTTTTAATTCCCTAAAGGCTTTGACTCCTACACTCAGAACAGAAGATTCAGAGATTTGGATTAGTGCTAACCCTAAAAGCTCAGCCGACCCTTTTAGTCAGCGATTCATTAAGCCGTTTGAGAAAGAGTTATTAAAGAATGGCTACTACGAAGACGATTTGCATCTAATCGTTTGGATTAATTACACAGACAATCCTTTATTTCCTAAGGTGCTAGAACAAGATCGGGCTTTTGATGAAAAGAATCTATCAAGGGCTTTATACAATCATATCTGGTTAGGCCACTTCTACGATGAAGTTGATAACAGCCTTATTAGTGTTGATTGGTTTGATGCTGCTATAGACGCGCACAAGAAGTTGGGATTTAAGCCAGAGGGGGCGATCATTGCCGCCTTTGACCCAAGCGATGAAGGTGCGGACTCTAAAGGTTATGCGTTACGTCATGGTTCAGTTTTATTAGAGGTTGCTGAGCTAACAACAGGCGACAGTGCAGACGGTGTTGATTGGGCTTTAGATAAAGCGATCTCAAGCGGTGCAGACTGGTTTGCATGGGATTGTGACGGTTTAGGCATTGCGCTCAAGAGAGAGGTCGAGAAGGGCTTGCAGGGTAAGAAGATTGATTACTTCATGTTTAGAGGTAGCCAAGAGCCTGAACACCCTAATGAGTCTTACGAGCCAACCGATGACAACAAGAAGCGCAAGACCAACAAAGAGACATTCTTAAACCGTAGAGCGCAGTATTATTGGCGTCTACGAGACAAATTCTTTAACACATATAGAGCCGTTGTCAAAGGCGAGTATGTCAACCCTGATGACATGATTAGTTTAAGCAGCGAGATTGAATGCTTAGACCAATTACGCGCAGAGGTTTGTCGCATACCATTGAAGCGAAACAACAACGGAAAGATTCAGATAATGAGCAAGCTAGAGATGAGCAAGAAGCCTTACGAACTGCCTAGTCCTAACATGGCAGATAGTTTGATGATGTCTTGCTATGTGCCTAGCGTGGACAGTGCGCCAGTGACTATAAATTTTGAGGGTTGGGGATGAATTACGAGAAGATAGAAGACGTCTTAAAAGCCCTAAAAGCGTCTCAAGATGCAGACCATGATAGACGCGAAAAGATTAGAGAAGTGCAAGACTTTCTCAATGCGCCTAACGGTCAATGGGAGCCTGAAATCTACAGCCGTTTCGATGGCAAGCCTCGCTATACGTTTGACCAATGCAACCCTGTTGTTCAAGCGATATGGGGCGAGATGGCGCAGAATGATTTTGATATACGTGTTAAGCCTGCGGGCAGTGATGCGACTAAAGAGCTAGCCAAATTATACGATGGTTTAATTCGCAATATTGAAACGATGTCGAATGCTGCGCGGGTGTATGCGTCAGCGGGTAAGAAGGGAATTAAATACGGCTTTGCGGCATGGCGTATCGTTCAGGATTGGGCTGATGTTGACGCATTTGATCAAGACTTGTTTATTAAAGAGATTCAGAACGCAGTAGACCGTTTATGGTTCGATGCTTCAGCCACTCAGCAAGATATGAGTGATGCAGAGTTTGGCTTTATTCTCGATACAGTTTCAAAAGATGAGTATGCGAGGCGATGGCCTGACGGTTCTATGCAGTCGATTTGCACAGACTCTAGCGGGGCCACGTATGCACACAAAGCGGAAAAAATCACGGTAGGGGAGTTTCTATATAAGAAGCCTATCACTAAGACGCTGTGCCTTATGTCTGATGGCTCTGTTTTATCGACAGAAGATGCAGAGGCAGCAGCAGAGAAAGGCTTAACGGTTGAGCGCACACGCAAGCGCAAAACGTACAAAGTTTGTAGTCGTTTCTTTGACGGTAAGGACTGGCTCGATAAGGAAAAAGACACGGTATTTGATCATCTTCCCATTATTCCTGTATATGCCAATTTTGAGATTAATGAGGAAAAGGTGATTTACTTCGGTGCGATTGAACACCTCATGGATGCTCAGCGTGTGTATAACTACACAGAATCTAGAAAGGTTGAAGAGGTCGCATTATCGCCTAAAGAAAAGACCATGATGACAGCGGCTCAGGCGAAAGGCCACGAAGCCACGCTTTCAACCATGAACACAAACAACAATCCTGTACAGCTTTACAACCATGTTGACGGTCAGCCTGCACCATATAAAACGGGCGGTCCTCAAATGAATGCAGGTTTATCAGAAGTATCTCAAAGCATGGCGGCGAACATCGAGCGGTCTAGTGGCGTGTTTGGTATCAATCCAACAAACAATAAGGGCTTGCAATCAGGCGTAGCATTAGAGCGTTTAGAGAATCGAGGTCAGATTGGTACGTTTGAGTACTTCGCAGCGCAAGAAGTGGCTATTAACCGAACCGCTCAAATACTAGTCCATGCCATTCCTAAAGTGTACGACACACCAAGACAGCAACGAGTTCTAAATGAAGATGGCTCGTTTGACTTGGTTGATTTAAACAAACAGCAGCTTAACCCGAACACTGGACAGGTCGAGAAGTTAAACGATCTTTCAATAGGCATTTATGACGTTACTTGCACTATCGGGCCTGCATTTAAGAACCGTCAGCAAGAGACTGTTAAAGCGATTAACGAACTGGCTGCGATTGACCCTAGCATTATGGGTCAGGGCAAAGACATTCTGCTTAATAACATTGATGCGGTTGGCATGGACTTATTAGCAGCTAGAGCGCGGGAAGGCATGGTGCTGCAGGGGCTTATTCCTGAGTCTCAAATGACGGATGAAGAGAAAGAAATGATGGCTATGAGGGCGCAACAACCTCAACAGCCAAGCCCTGAAATGGTGCTAGCTCAAGCTGAAGCAGCTAAGGCTGAAGCGGATATGCTCAACGCTCAACTCAAAGCAGAAGATCAAAAAATCAAGCTGATTGAGGCTGAGACTAAACGACTAGCTATGCAAGTTAAGGCTGAGATTGATGGCTTCAAGGCGCAAACGGATAGAGCGAAAGTGCAGGTTGCAGCGCAAGAGGCAGCAGCGAACATCGACAACAAAGATGCAGACACTCTCAACAAAGAGATTGATGCAGTGCTGAAACAGCAAGACATGAAAAGCCTTTCAACTGAAGAATTGATAAGGATTGCAGCGGGTGGATAGACAGCGCGGCAGGAGTATGCAGGAACAGGCCAAGCAGGAGCTAAACAGGCGCGGTCTGTGGGGCTATGTTGAGCCTATCCTTACAATGGGGTCAGCAGCTTTTGCAGAGCCTGTATCTGGTCTTGTGGGCTTGGCAGCGTTGCCGTATGGCGTCGATGCGTCAGCTAGGGCAATCGCTAACACTCAAGAGGCTATGACGTATCAGCCTAGAACTGAGGACGGACAGCAAGGCTTACAAGATTTAGGCGAGTTTATGCAGCCTGTCGGTGATGCTTTTATAGGTGCTTCTGAGTATCTAGGTGATGCAGCGTACAACGCAACAGGAAGCCCTGCATTGGGCGCTGCAGCTTATTCTGTACCAACGATGGCATTAGAGGCTTTAGGGCTTAAAGGCGCTAGATATGCGTCTAAAGGGCGTGCAGCTTACGAGATGGGCGACATAGGCGCACAAGCTAGTCAGTATGGCGGCAAGCAGCGCGGTGCAGTAGGCGGGCTAACACCACAAGACGCACTCAAGGAGCTAGAGGCTAGGGGTGTGCCAAGAGGTTCTTATTTGGATGAAAATTGGCAGAGCAGAATGCTCACTAAAGAGCGGTTCGATGAGCTAGGCTTAGGCTCTGCAGACTTCGGAACAACGAGAGCGGATCTTACCAAAGCGCATCCTGACGGCATATCTTACTTGGGAGGTGCTACATTTGATACGCCTGTGCCTGCTGAGGGTGGCCCCGCCTACTCTGACATGTTTGGTTTGGGATGGGCGGTTAAAAAGCCATCTGCCGCAAAAGGCTTAACGCGAGATGATTATTTAATACCGACAGCTATGTTCCCTGACTCGCACAAGTCGAACGCAACAGTATCAACTGTTTATACTAAGGCGCTAGATGAGCACATTGCCAATGGATGGATTGCTGACAGAACCATCGCTGAGATGGAGCTTGATTTAGCTAAGCAGTTTCCTGATGTGCCTCAAGGCGGCAACCCTCAAGAATTTGATAAGTGGCTGAGGGGAGTGTCGTTTGATAAGCGGGCAGCCGTAATGACAACGTTAAACAAAGCCAAGTTTGAAGGCAAAGGCTTGCCAGATATCAATAGGTTATTAAACCACACCATTGATAGCGGTGCTGCGGGTCGAGAAGCAGGCGAGGCGATGACGCTAATCGCTAATAGTCCTGATCAAACTCCTGTTAAGTTAGGAAGCGATGGCTATCCTGCACACCTATCATACGACTATGGCACAAAGGGTACAGTTGAGGCGGTGATGCCTCCCGCATTAATGGAGGCCGACCTATTCCCTGAGAAATACAACCAGTATTTTGATAGCTTTCAGGAGCGCGGCCGGCCAAACCCTAAAGCTGATACACATTATACTTTTAGAATTGGCTCACATGGCAATAGGTTTGGTTCGTCTATCAGGGAATTGTTGCCATCAAAGGCAGATATTGCGGGCAAGAGACAGGTAAACACTAAGTCATTTAAGGCTGCAGTGGCTACATTGAATGATGATTGGACGGTGATACAGCAAGGCTCAGCACAAGGCGTAAAAGAGTTTCTACGCTCGATGGACGCAAATGAGGGCGGTGCTACGCTAACACAGCTTAACGCAAAAGGGCTTGCGGCTGATATCAGGCAAGGAAAGGCAAAGATATTTCAGCTAGGTAGCGGTAGTCGTGCGCAAGACATGAAATTCATGATTAAGCGAGATTCCTACAGGTGGGCCGATGAGTCTCTGCCAGATGATGAATGGGTGCTCTCTTCGGTGTTAAACAACGAGGTTGGCGTTACAGGCGTTGCTGCTGAGGCTATTCTGCATAAAGCCATGAAAGAGGGCGTTACAGCGTTAGATGCATTCGATGTAACAGGCGCTTACGGACTACCTCAAATCTACTCTAAATACGGCTTTGAAGAAGCCGCTAGGCTGCCTTTCGACAAAGAGATGTTTTTAGGGGATGCGCGTCAATTTTACATTGAGCAGAATTTAGGCAATAATAAAAGAGTTTCGCCTCGGCTTAAAAATGAAGCGGATGCTGCTGCCAATCAAAGACTGGCCGATGCAGAGAATTTTTGGCGCAGTCAGGGGTGGGATGAGTCACAAGGCTATCCTGACGTAGTGATAATGAGACAGGATTATAATGCAGAAAACATTGCAGCCACAGACACGATCTACAAACGAGCAGCTCAACGAGCAAGAGATACAGCAAGCGGTCGCGCTATTGGATCAGGATCAGCGCAGTCATCTGCGGAACAACGAAGCATCGCTCACGGAGTTCTTGACTCTATTGAACCACCTCAAGGAGGACGGGCAGCTAGTGATTCAGCCTTCAGTGATTCAGACAGCGTTCTTCCTAGCGGCCGGCGGTCAGGAGTAATTGATACTGTCGAGTCAGGATTAGCTTACCCAACACTCAGGCGAACGCTAGAGTAACAACAAACAGTTTTAACGAGGTCACTTAGGTGGCCTTTTTTTATGCCTGTAAAAAGGCAAGCGCCCATTAGGGCTTAT